GGCGGATGCTGCTAGAACACTGGACTTGCAGGCCTATCTTGCTAAGGAAAAACTTACGTATGTGTACATATGCGATATTAGGTCTACTAGTGGTGATGCGGCAAGGAACTTCCAGACCTTCACTCCTGATGTGATTAAACTTTTCGATTTTGCTGTTATGTTTGCGTGTGTGCATCGTACTCCTGGTTCACTCATAAAATTTACGCCCATATATGGTGAGTATTCGGATACAGTTAATGTCCGGTCCGTACAGATGACCACAGCACTAACTTATGCTGCAAAGTATGGGTTTGACGTGCATACAGCAGTACAATCTAAAGGGTTTAGTCTTAGTGGTGTTACTTTTGCATACTTGGAGGGATTAAAGGAAAAGGGCGTAGAGATGCGCTGTACAATAACCCCGGATGTAAAAATGACCGCTTATATATGGCAGGATATGTATAAATCAGCATTGGCGCATTATGTACATAGACAACTATTTAGACCGAAAGAGAGGTGCTGTGCTAAATGCGATAAGGTGAGTGTTTTTGAGCATGGGCAAGTGAGATATAATAGAGGCTCTTATACCAACCATACTATATGTTCTACAAGAGTAGTCGGGGTGCATCTGGGAAAATATATACATGATACTGTGTCAGCCAAAGTAAAACTGGGAGCGGGTGTTGTAAAAGCAAGCGCGGTGTGTGGATTAGGCTTGGTGTGTGTATGCGGTAAATGGGTTAATGAACACAGAACGCACGCTGTGGTCGTAGGATCCTATGATGGCACCATAATTGTTGTGGGACAGAACGATACTAAACCTACTGTAGTGGTTCCTAAAAATGTTTTGCCTAGTGCCCCACCTATGCCTAAAGTACCTCCTTCTGCCCAAGCGATCATTACTGCGGCAAACTCAACAGAGAGAGACTTGAACTCAGAGCGTAGTGTAAAGGATAGGATTAAGTGCACGAGGCAATGTATAGATACTAGGGGTGATGGTTGCTGTGGTTTGCGAGCGTTGTATGGTTCTCTGGGGTTGCCTGAACCACACGGGAAAATGATTATGGATGACTATAGATTACTGAACATAAAGCTCTATACTCATTTGTCTCCTGATGACATGTATCCCTTATCTCTGAAGTACGACTGTGTTATTAATGTTGCGCAAGATTCTAAACTGGAACCATATAGGAAAATAGGTTATGGTACCAAGCAGGTGTATCTTCACCTCGTTCAACAGGCGGGAATGGGACACTATCACATATGTAAACCATTCAAGTGTCCTTCAGATGCACTGTGTAGGCTGTGTGGGCATATGAGTTGTGATTGTGTGCCAGACTTGACTGATATGTTCCGGGAGAGGGACGTGGTAGCTGTTAAAACAGCTGTGTTCCCTGCTGTGGTGTCTACTGGACCGTTGAGTATATCTAAAGTACCCGTACAACCTGCGAAATCTGATATAGGTGCTAGCTATTATATACCTCGGTGCGTGGAGCGGCATGGAACCAATATTAACAATAATGAATTATGTAAGGGTAGATGTGATAGGTGCAAAATACGAGAACAGATCTGGAAATATGGTCCAATACAAAATAAGAATGACCCCTTGTTGAGCCCTAGCACCTTCGTTGCAGAGGAGACTCAACTTAGAATGGCTAAATTAGTCCCAAAATCTAACTGGACATCTATCGGATATGCTGGTATAGGGACGGCTTTAGACTATGCTTTATACTCTTTTCTTCGAGATGAATTCTATTTGCATTATACTAAGGCTCGTAGACTTCAGTGGCTTGCACAGTATAGAGATCTTTGTACCGCACATACTACTACACCTAAACTGCCTAGAGATTATGATGCGTATATTCTAATATGTAACTCCAGTACGCCGTATGTAGATGTGGTACATCGAATGTCCGACTTAATACCTGATTTGTCTTTTTCCCACTCGTTACCTAGTGCAGTTTGTGCCACCGAGACACATATTTCTCCAGTGGTTGCGCCCGTTTCTCAGACGTTATCCACCATTCCGGAGTGTACTGTAGATGTTATTCCTGTCTGTATTATTGATATCTCAGCCGACGTTGTTACTATAGATTTGTCACAGGTTATATTGCCGTCTACTGCATTGGTTTCACAACCTGTGGCCGTAGAATTACACCATAGTTCGCCAGGAACTCCTAAGGCGACTGTGGAGCTGCCATTCGCGGTAAAAGCTACTCCTGTATGTACAGAATTATATAGTCCATCGATTATGATGAAACCCCTAGCTATTGAGCTACGGACTATATCTGTATCACCAGGGGTACTTACCGAGAATCATGTTGTTGCGAATGCGAGTCCTATAGTAACCGCATATGTAAGAGATGTCGTTACTCAACCAAAGAACCCTAGGGATTTTGCTAAAGGACTTGGGGATTGTATTATATTTGCGAAGTCGGGTATGGGAAAGTCGAGAGCCGATATGATTCTAGGCCTGGGTGACCATGACGATATTCGTAGCGTCATGCGACCAGTTCCAGCGCGGCCCGGGGTGAATACGGCACATGTGCCGTCGGAATTTACGAGCATACAAGGAATGCGAGTTTATTTTCTGTACCGAGATACATCGAATAAGTATGGCTGGGTTCCTGATGAATTCCAAGAACAAGTTGACTACGTGACAAATGCTAAGTTTAATAAACCACTTATATTCGACTGCGAGGAAAAGAACATGATGAAGTACTTCGAGATGCCTCGAGCTAAAGTCGTCCCTCCTGCTCCGGTGTTGAAGACTGTGGACTTGTCTACGTTGCCGAAGCCCATAATAAATAGATGGGCCGATGAAGAATCAGAGGACGATGAGGAAGATGACGAAGAGGAAGATATAAGCATGCATGCGCACACAGTGATCAATGTACCAATAGATTGTTATAAGCCAGTGTGCAAGGCGTTGAAGATACCTGAGACCAATAACTTCTTCAACATTGCCGGGAAAGGAACGTGGGCAAATCATCGTGCTAAGGATGATGATGGAGTTAGCATAGATGTTTATGGAGAAGCCCGAGAGAACACACTTGCCCCTGTACTAATGGGTAATCATGTATACTTGATTAGGTTTTGTGACCAAGGGTGCGATGACGAAAGCTGTTTGTGGTTCCACGAGTTTGAACATGAGACTCCCAAACGAGTTAAGGTGTTTGGTAGGTACCAGAAGATATATGGAGCCATACAGGAAAAATTTACGAGATCGCAATTTAAAAGAACATTTCAATTATCATGGAGTCCTTACAAAGATGTCTTGACTGAAACCTTGGGGAGCGGTTTTGAGCGGTACAATCCTCATAAGATTATGGAGATAGTGGAACCAGAGCCCGAGTATTCCAAAAGTCCTGGACTATTGGAGATGTACAAAACGTTGGTGCCTGATCTGGCTCAGCATACCACGTCGCCATTTAACGCCTACAACAACACCCAAGTGGATTACGCCTTTAAAAATGCGCGGGTATCAGTTAGTGTTAATGATGTAAGAATAAATACGAGAGGGCATTTCGTAAATACAGATACCAAAAGACTATCGCTTACAAATGTGTATGGCAATGTTTTTTCGAATAACAACCCTACTGAGTTATTGCGAGTATCGGCAAAGCGGTATAATTTAAAAGGTGTTCCTCCTAAACCGTTGACGCCCGAAATCCTTGTAGAAATCAACGACATGCTGGTGTTTCATTTTAATATTTATCATAGAAGTGAATGTATAGATATAACTGAACAAGTGATAGATGAAATAGTCGATGGCATGTTGTGTGATGCCAGGGATAGAAAGTATGACAAGAGGTACTATGGGGAAGGCTGGAATCACAGAGAAGATTGGCTTGGGATGCGTGTTGCCTTAAAACAATGTGATAAAATTGCTAATATGACTAAAGGTTACAACCCAGCGGGGGTTGCCCAGGGCATCATGTGTAGTACGTTGGGACTTAATGCAAAGTACCAGATGGTAACCAGACTAATGCAAGCGGTTAGGCTTATGTCCATAAGGAAGGATGATTATGTCTACGGCGTACTAATGCACGGACAATCAGTAGAGGAATTCGTGACCGAAGTAGCTGCATCTGCTGATAAATTTCGATTTATACATGACGAAGCCAACTCCGATATTGCAAAGTGTGATTCAGGCGGTACACCATGTATCACGTACCTTAATAAGTTGTACTGGGAGAAACTTGGGTTCAACAAGGAACTCATAGACGAGTTGTTCATCGCTGCCAATAACGTGCCTGCACGATCTACCTATCTGTCTTTTACTAAAGCTGAACAGAATCCATCTGGATGGCTGCTTACAAAGGCGTATACGGAGATAGCCCAAGAGGTGCTGGGGAATTATGTTCTAGATGGGATAGGTCCTGTGGTGTGGAATGGATGTGGCGACGATTTCAACAAGAAACAAGGCGGACTACATATTAATGCTAATAGGATGGATAGAATTATACGTTGGTCTAACTTCGATTTCTCGTTTTGCTTCAATCAATGCGTCGATTTTTGCGGTATGCTTTATAACAAAGGGTTTATGTCGCTTAACTTGCTAATGAAGACCTGGAAAGTTGCCTCTAAGAATTTACCTAACCAAGACTTATTTGAGGCATACCAATTATCAATTAGGGAATATATGGAACTGGTAAGGAAAATAGGTGTGAAACAATGTGTAACGTCGACGTGTGAACTGTACTCGTCGTGGCGCGGGGATATGTTGTACGATGAAGGATACGCTTGTTATATGTTTCTAAATGATTTTTGCAATGCTACTTATGAGCAGTACAAAGAGTTGCAAGAGTTTAGGAAATATGGGATGCCTGTGCAAGAGGACAATCCGTGGAGATCCGCAGAGATGATTATGAGATCTGAAGACATATGTTATGTTCCTAAACAATTAGAATAGTTTATGCTGTATTTAGCATGTTTACTACCTG